TAAGGTTGGAGGCCCTTTTTAGGCTGTGATCGCCCGGTGGCGCCGGGATGGGTGCCCGCGGGGGTTTGGGTTTAGCCTTAGCGCCGGCCAGGCAAAGGAAAGGGCCCGGATTGCGCCGGGCCCATGCTGCAGAGGGTGACTGTGGATCAGAGGTAACCGATGAACCGGCCGAGCTCGTCATAGATGCCGACACGGTAAACCGGCCGCCCTGGCGCCAGCTGATCAACGGTATAGGTCCAGTCTGAATCATCGGCCGCATTCTGGGCCCGCAGTTGCTCGGCCTTGGATTTGTCGCGGAATAGGGTGGCCATCTTAGAGTCTCCCGCTCATGACGCGGATATAGACGTCTCGGTTCGTGTCATGGATGGCCAGCGCCAGGCTAACGATTGCTTCCTTGTGCTCGGCCGGAAGCGCTCGGCCGTCTTTGGATCGATTGATCCGGCGCCGGATCAAATCCGCGACGTCAGCGGCCGGGGTGGCCACGTGGATGCGGCCAAGTATCCTGGCCAGGGTAAACTCATAGGCTTTGACGTTGAATGGTTCCATTGGGGCTCCAATCCAGGATTAGGCCTGGCTCGGCCGGCGCGTGGATTAACTCCCGGGCGTCGACCGCGTCAAACCTAGCGATAATCGCGCCGGGCTTGTTTCTTGGTCCCGCGGCCGTGGATTGGGAATGTGACACCCACCCGGGCCTTCGGATTGAAGCAAAGCCCGCAGTCACCGCAGGTTTCCACCTTGCCCATCAATTCCGGGCATAGCACAGTTCCGGGCGCAGCGAATCCATGCAAGCTTCCCATCATGGCGTAACGCCATCCTGCGGGCGGAAGGCCCGAGTGTTTGTCCATGGATGCGAATAGGACGAAGTTAGGAAGGGCCCGCAGGCCTTCCAGCGCTTCCCGCAGCTCGGGCACCCGCCAGCTGCGGGTATAGGCAAAGAATTGAAGCTTGGGGAAGGCCTGCGCAATCCGGGCCCACATCTGGATATAGGGAACCGAGTGGAAATCGCCCCCGACGTGCGGCCGGCTGACTGCGCCATCGTCCAACTTGCAGTATTCCCGGACCAAATCCGCTTCCAGACTGGCCAGGCCTTCCATTGTTTCGGTCCGCTTGCCTCGGATCGCCCAACCTTTGGCGATGCTCCCGGCCGCCAGGCCTTCGGTTTCCATCGCGTGGCCATAGCAGGCCTTGCAGGATTCGGTTTTTCCCGGGCAATAGGTCCCGCAGCTAATAGAGAACGTGGCGATACCCTGGCCAAGCTTCTTATTGCGCTTGGAGAGGAGGTCCAGATTTGGGATGATGTCGTTGAGATGCATTGCGTTTCCCTTTCAAGGTTAAATTGCCGAAATGGCAACAGTTAGAACCCAAAAATGACGAGCCCGGCCACGATGGCCAGGCCGATGATTGAACCAATGATGTTGGATTGGGTGCGGGACACTAGAGCACCTCAGCGAGAAAGAGGGTTGTCCCATCGGCATAAGTGAAGATTAGCCAAAGGGTTGAGTGGTTATGAGGGTTGATTGTGAGTGAAAGCATGGGGGTCCTCCGATACCAATATGGGATAGTGTTACTGAAAGCGCAACATAAAATGTTTGCGTCCGGCCGCTCGGCCATCCTGGGGTGCGTGAACCACGCAGTGTGTAAAAAGTATCCACGTGTTCCAAATCAGTCCGTCGCCGGCCGCGCCATGCTCGGCCAGCTGCAGCACGTGCACCCGGCCGGCGACGGCCTGCAGCGCTTCCAGTGTGCTACCAGTGGATCACACGCCTAACGCATCATGCGCATTGCGCACACTTGCGCGTATCGACCCTCTGATTGCGAATCAGTGCCAGGCCTGGCCGGCCGGATCCGGGCGCCCGCGGGCCCTCCCGGCCGCACCGGGGGGTGGGGGTGGGGGTGGGGCCCGGATTCGGCCGGCAGATCCTCCGCGCCCCTCATCTCCCCCCGCGATTTAACGCCTAATCCGGAAAATTTTTTTCTTAAAACAGGAACATGTTAACATTTCGACATCGGCACCCAGCCGCTATCCGGGAATTGCCAATGACCATCACCCTGAGACCTCTGACCCCCATGCAGGCCCGGTTCGTGGAGCACTACTGCGCAGGCAAGACGCAGAAGGAGTCGGCCACCTTGGCGGGGGCCATCCCCAAGCAGGCGTCCATCGTGGCCCACCGGATGCTCCAGGTCCCGGCGGTGATCGACGCCATCGACAAGTTCAACGCCAAGATGGCGGCCGTCCTGAACGAGAAGGCCACCTACACGGCCGAGACCGCCACGGCGGAACTCGACCAGGCCATCGCCTTCGCCATGCGGACCAACAACGCCACCGCCTACGCCAGGTGCATCGAGCTCAAGATGAAGTTGCGTGGCCTGCTGGAGAAGGACAAGGGCGCCGAGGCCGCGGGGTTTCACATCAGCATCGTTGGGCTGGAGGCGCCAGGGGCCAGGACGGTCACCATCGAACCCTCCGCTGCAGACTACCGCTCCCTGACCATGGAGGATCTGCTGTGATCAGCGCCACGAACGAGGGCCACGTTTGCTATCGGTGCGGAGAGGAAAAGGCTGAAGTCGACTTTCACAACTGGCGCCATGACAGAATTTGCAAACGATGCCACGCCGCTAGGAACCGCGCTTGCTACGAGCGGAGCAAAGAGCAGCGCCTTGCGGCGATAAAGGCATACCGAGAATCCCATCGGGAGCAGATCGACGCTTGGCAATCCAAGTGGCAGCGTAAATTTAAATTTGGGACTGACGGGGCGGCCCTTTTGGTGCGCCAGGAAGGTAAATGCTGCATTTGCGGATGCGTGCTCGACCTGAAGGCAGGACGGCGCGGTCCTCGGGACGGCGCGGCTTGCATCGACCATTGCCACGAGTCGGGCATAGTCCGCGGGCTTCTGTGTTGGAACTGCAACATAGGTCTCGGGAAATTTAGAGACAGTTCGGACTTTCTGCGCAAGGCGGCCGATTACCTGGACCGTTTCGAGATGTTCAAGTGAGCCAGCAGGTCACGTTCTCGCCCAGCGGCCCGACCATCAAGGCCTGGATGGAGTCGGACGCCTTCGTCCGGATCCTGATGGGGCCGATTGGCTCCGGGAAGACGGCGGCGGCCTGCGTGGAGATCCTGCGCCGGTCCATGGCCCAGGCGCCCGGGCCGGACGGCGTGCGCCGGGTCCGGTTCGCCGCCATCCGGAACACCTTCGCGGAATTGAAGTCCACCACGCTCAAGTCCTGGGCCCAATGGGCACCTCCCCAGTTCGGCAAGCTGACCATCGGTGGCAGCCCGATCACCCACCGGATCCAGGCGCCCGGGCTGGACATCGAGGGGCTGTTCATCCCGCTGGATGCCGAGGAGGACGTGAAGAAGCTGCTGTCCCTGGAACTGACCTTCGCCTGGATCGACGAGTGCCGGGAGATTCCCAAGGGGGTGCTGGACACCCTGACCGGACGTGTCGGGCGCTATCCCAGCCGAAACATGGGCGGCTGCACCTGGTCCGGCGTCCTGCTGACCAGCAACCCCTCGGACACCGAGAACTGGATGTATCGGACCGCCAACGCCCTGCCGGACGGCTGGGAGTTTTACAAGCAGCCCTCGGGCCGGTCCATCCTGGCCGAGAACATCGACAACCTGCCCCAGGGCTACTACCAGCGGATCGCCGCCGGCAAGGACCCGGAGTTCGTCAAGGTCTACATTGACGGCGAGTGGGGCTTCCTGATCGAGGGCCAGGTGGTCTACCCCAGCTTCCGGGACAGCATCCACGTGACGGCCGAGCCGATCAAGCCGCTGGAACTTCTGCCCCTGGTGGTGGGCGTGGACTTCGGGCTGACCCCGGCCGCCGTGATCGGCCAGCAGCTGGCGGACGGCAAGATCCTGGTCCTGGATGAATTCGTCTGCACCGACAGCGGCATCGTCCGGTTCGCCACCAGCCTGACCACCTACATCCGGACCCACTACCCGGACCTGGACGTGGGCTACGCGGTGGGTGACCCGGCTGGCACGGCCCGGGGCCCGGACGAGCGGACCTGCTTCGACATCATGAACCAGCACACCCCCTGGCGGTGGAAGCCGGCCAAGACCAACGAGGTGACCCTGCGGATCGAGGCCGTGACCGCGGCGCTGAACCGGATGGTGGACGGCAAGCCCGGGTTCCAGATGGACCCCAGGTGTGGCACCCTGCGCAAGGGGTTCGCCGGGGGCTACTGCTTCGCCAAGGTCTCGGCTGGCCGGAACGACACCTTCCACGAAACGCCAAAGAAAAACAGCTTCAGCCATGTTCATGACGCTCTGCAGTATCTGATCTTGGCCATGGGTGGGGCGGACGCGGTGCTGAACAAGGACAAGCGCAGGAACCGGCCGAGGATGGCCGATGGGGTGGACATCGCCCTGGATGAGTAAAAATTACACACTTCCCCTCGTGTTGCCGTATTATTAGCGTGTTGCTAGGGAGGTGACAGATGTCCGGATTGTTCTCGGCCCCAGCCACCCCGGCTGCCCCTCCCCTCCCTCCCGCTCCCCCGAACGCCGCCAACAGCACGGTCGCCATGGACGAAGCCCAGTTGGCCACGGCCCAGCGGCTGCAGGCGGGGCGCAGCGCGACCATCCTGACGGGTGGCGGTGGGCTGCAGGCGGGGCAGATGGGCACCACCAGCAAGACCCTGCTGGGCCAGTAGCGTGGACGCCCTGGTCTCCAAATCCCAGCGCTCCGAGGAGATCGTCGGTGACCTCCTGCGGGAGTTCGACCACGCCGCCCTGGGCCGGGGCATCTGGGAAGGGCACTGGGAGGAGGTCTCCCGGGTGGTGCTGCCCTACTACTCGACCAGCTTCTACAGCCAGGGCGTCACGGTTCCGGGGCAGAAGCGGAGCCAGCTGCAATACGACGTGACGGCGAACGCGGCGTTGTGGAAATTCGCAGCCGCAATGGAATCAATGCTCACCCCTGCCAACAGCAAGTGGCACCGGCTGCGCCCGGTGGACCCCCTGCTCAAGCGCAACCAGGAAGCCATGGCCTGGTTCGACATGGCCAACGACATCATGTGGCACTACCGCTACAGCCCGCACTCCGGGTTCCAAGCGCAGATGCACGACGGCTACGTCAGCATCGGCGCGTTCGGGACCTGCTGCCTGTTCACCGACCAGTTCAAGGATCCGACCATGCCCGGCATCGGCGGGCTGCGCTACCGCCAGGTGCCGCTGGGTGAACTGTTTTTCGCCACCAACCACCAGGGCCAGATCGACAAGGTCTACCGCCGGTTCCGCATGACCCTCCGGCAGATCGCCCAGAAGTGGGGCGTGGACGCCATGCCGGATGGCTTGAAGGATCTGCTGAAGCAGAAGCCGGAGACCGAGGAGTTCGTCATCCACGTGGTGCGGCCGAACGAGTCGTTCGAGTCCGGCCGGCTGGACATCAAGGGCAAGCGCTTCTCCAGCCACTACATCCTCAAGGACAAACGGCACCTCCTGGAGGAGGGCGGCTACCGGTCGATGCCCTACGCCATCGCCCGCTATGTCACCGCTCCGGGCGAGCTCTACGGCCGTGGCCCGGCGATGAACGTCCTGCCGGGCATCAACGTCCTGCAGGAGGAGAAGAAGACCATCATCAAGCAGGGGCACATGGCGGTGGCGCCTGTCCTGCTGGCGCATGACGATGGCGTCCTTGACGGCTTCAGCATGAAGCCCGGGTCCATCAACGCCGGGGCGGTGAGCGCCGATGGCCGGCCGCTGATCCACACCCTGCCGACCGGCAACATGCAGATCGGCAAGGAGCTCATGGATGACGAGCGGATGGCGATCAACGATGCCTTCCTCGTCACCCTGTTCCAGATCCTGGTCGAGACCCCGCAGATGACCGCGACCGAGGTGCTGGAGCGGGCCCGGGAGAAGGGCGCCCTGCTGTCGCCCACCATGGGCCGGTTCCAGTCCGAGGGCCTCGGGCCCCAGCTGGAGCGGGAGTTCGACCTGCTCATGTGGCAGGGGCTGATCCCCCCGCCGCCGCCGATCGTCCGGCAGATGAATGCTGAATACAAGGTCGAATACGACGCCCCGCTGAACCGGGCGATGCGGGCCGAGGAAGCGGCTGGCACCCTGCGCACGTGGCAGGCCACCACCGAGATCGTCGCCCAGACCCAGGATCCCAGCCCGTTGGACTGGTTTGACGTGGACGTGATCGTGCCCGAGCTCATGGACATCAACGCCATGCCGTTCCGGTTCCGCCGGAGCCAGGAGGCCGTTGACCAGCTGCGGGCCAAGCGCGAGCAGGACAAGCAGGTCCAGCAGGTCACCCAGGCCCTGCCCGGCATGGCGGCCATGGCCAAGTCCTTCGCCCCGCAGGGCGGCGCCCAGAACCCCGGTCAGCCCGGAGGTGGCCAGTGAAGCTTGTGGACCGGATCCAGGAATTCATCAGCAAGCGCCGGCTGGCCTACGTCCGGACCTTCGACTCGGTCTACGGCGCCGAGGTGCTCTACGACCTGGCCCAGTTCTGCCGGGCCAACACCTCCTGCTTCCACCAGGACGCCCGGGCCCACGCGGTGGCCGAGGGTCGGCGCGAGGTCTGGCTGCGCATCCAACGTCACCTGAAGCTTTCCGACGAACAACTCTGGGCGCTGCATGGTGCGGCCCCCACTTCCAAAAGGAGCGACTCCGATGACTGAATCCAAGCCGTCCGTATCTGAAGCGGAGGCCCTCCTGGAGGCCCAGGGCTTCCATGTGACCCCGCCGGAAGGCGAGGCGCCCAAGGCCCCCGCGGCCCACCGGCCCGGCATCGCTGTCTTCGTCACCCATCCCGGCTTCCACAAGGAGTAGCAATGCCCGACATCGCCCCCGCCGCTGGCGGACAAGGTAGTTCTTCCTCGGCGCTCCTCGCCGCCCCTGCTGCTCCGGCGGCTCCCGTCGCTCCTCCCACCCCGCCTACCGGCGGCGCCCCGGCGGTCCCCTCCGGTCCCGCGTGGCTCCCCGGTGTGGACGAGGTCACCGCCGGCTACGTGGCCAACAAGGGCTGGACCGAGCCCCGCCAGGTGCTCGACTCCTACGTCAACCTGGAGAAGCTGCTCGGCGCCGACCGCGCCGGCAACACCGTCATCCTGCCCAAGGACGGCGCCAGTGCCGAGGAGATGGCCAGCTTCTACAACAAGCTGGGCCGGCCCGCCGATCCGAGCGGCTACAAGATCGAGGTGCCCGAGGGCGCCCCCAAGGAGTTCGCCACGGCCGCGGCCCAGAAGCTGCATGAGCTCGGCATCTCCAAGGCGGCCGGCGAGAAGCTGGCCGAGTGGTGGAACGGCCAGGCCAAGGGCTCCCAGGAGCAGCACCAGCAGGCCCAGCTGCAGGCGTTCCAGCAGGATGACCAGGCCCTCAAACAGGAATGGGGTGCCGCCTTCACTCAGAACCTGACCGCGGCTCAGGCGGCCGTGCGCGGCCTCGGGGTGACCCCGGAGCAGATCGACCAGATGCAGAAGTCCATGGGGCACAAGGCCACCATGGAGTTCTTCCAGAAGATCGGCAGCAAGATGGGCGAGGCCGACTTCGTGTCCGGCAACCGGTCCGAGCCGTTCGGCGCGGCCCTGACTCCGTCACAGGCCAACGCCAAGATCGCCAGCCTGAAGGGCGACAAGGAGTTCGTGGCCCGCTACCTGAAGAAGGACTCGGCGGCCGTGGCCGAGCTCACCCGCCTGATCGCCATGGCAAACCCGGAGGAGAAGTGACCGACCAGGAGATCCGGCTCCGCTGCCTGGAACTGGCCCTCAACCACGCCAGGGTGGAGGGCCAGCCCCAGAATTTAAATCGTGTTGACGAATTGGTAACGCATTTCTATACTGGCATCGTCAACCCGACTCCCGAACCGGTGACGGCGAAGGGGAAAGGCAAGACGGCCAAGGCGGACAAGCTGCCCGAGATCTTCGGATAGCCCCTGCCGGACCGAATGGTTCAGGCCCCTCCGTTCAGAGGACAAGCCGAAGGTAATGGCCCCTGTTAAAGGCCAGCGCTTTCAACTTTTTCCTAAGGAGAGGACCTCATGTCCGTCCAGATCACCACCGCGTTCGTCACCCAGTTCAGCACGAACATCATGTTCCTGCTGCAGCAGCAGGGTTCGCGCCTCCGCTCCACCGTCAAGGAATACGCCTTCATGGGCCAGTCCGCGACCGTGGTGGAGCAGTTCGGCGCCGTGACCCCCGTCAAGAACCAGGCGCGGCACAGCAACACGCCGCTCATCTCCACGCCGGAAGACCGGCGTTGGTGCTTCCCCAACGACTACGACTGGGCCGACCTGATCGACCAGCAGGATAAGCTCCGGCTGCTCATCGATCCCACCGGGCCCTACACCCAGGCCGGCGTCATGGCCATGGGCCGCGGCCAGGACGATGAGATCCTGAACGGCTTCTACACCGCCAACTACAACGGCCAGGCGGGCACCAACAGCCTGGGCACCATCACCGCCTACAACTCGGGCAGCCAGGTGGTCGCCGTGGGCACCGGCTCCAGCACCTACACCGGCCTCAACGTGGCCAAGCTCCGCGCCGCCAAGAAGCTGTTGATGGCCGCCGACATCGATCTCGACAATGACGAGATCTACTGCGTCATCACCGCCACCCAGCACGACAACCTCCTGAACGAGGTCCAGGTCGTGGATCTGGACTACACCGACCGCCCGGTCCTGGTGAACGGCAAGGTCAGCGCCTTCATGGGCATGAACTTCGTCCACTCCGAGCGCATCGCGGGCGCCACCAACTACGCGGGTGGCTCGGTCAACCTGGCCGCCACGGGCGTCGGCACCGGCAACGTCAACTACGCCGTCCCGGTCTACACCAAGTCCGGCATGGCCCTGGGCATCTGGAACGACATCCAGGCCAGCGTGGACAAGCGCCCCGACAAGCGCAACTCCTGGCAGGTCTACGTCACCGAAACCATCGGCGCAACCCGCTTGGAAGAGAAGCGCTGCGTCCAGATCAACTGCAACTAAGGGAGGTGACCAATGGCTACCTGGTATTCCGCCGAACTCACGGGCATCGACAGCCTCCCGGCCGTCAAGCCCAACTCCGTCAACGGCTACAACGCCACCCGCAAGCGCTACAGGGCGACCATCGCCCTGGCCGCGCAGGCGTCCGCCGACATCATCCACATCGCTCGCGTCCCTGCCGGTTCCATGTTCGAGTTCGGCCTGCTCAATACCAGCGTCTCGCTGGGCACGGCCACCATCGCCATCGGCGTCACCGGCTCGACCGGAAAGTATCTCGCTGCGCAGACGTTCACCACGGCCAACACG